TTTGGATTTCTGTGATTAGGACATCCTGGTCTTAGTAAGCCAGGCGGAAGTTAAGTTCGGTCTCCTCTACTACTCGTGAGAGATTTGAGTACAGCTAGTTGTGGTAGGTATTAACAAGTAGCTGTTCGGTGTTTGTTTGTGGTGTTGGTGTTCTGCATCTGCCATTAATCGATGCGGCTTGGTTTCGAGGGCACGCCATGTATGCGTCTATTTAGCCCCCAATTTGGGTGTTTACTAAGGCTGGTTGTTGTTGGCGATCCTCTGCAGACTCACTATAAGGCGAGTTACGTTGTACTCTGTGGGATCGACCAGCGCGTCAACGCGCTGGGTGGGTGTGGCCGAGGGATCGTATGCGATTAATTGCTTTGCAAGATTAATGAGTTCAGGGCCTGTGTGCTTCTTCCCCCGAAAGGGATTCTGCTTAAGTGCTGCCACTACTTGCTCTTCAAGAGTGATGATGGGAGCCAAGGCTCCCATAAGGACCTTGGCATATGGCATCAATCGCATGATGGTTTCTCCGAAAACCCAAGCGGTTCCGGTTTCGTCCTCAATGATGCGGAGTGCGTCTCCGGCTTTTGCGGCCACGCTGACCAACAATTTGCTGGCACCGAAAATAGTGTCCTTGATGTTATCAATAGTTCCAATCAAGGCCGGTGTGGCTCCATTCAGCTCCTGGGTATCTACGGTAAGTAGCGGTGGCTGGTTGGTTCCTTGATCCTCGTAGCATTCTAAGTGGATCATACCGTTGAAATCTTGTTCAAACTCCAAGATGGAGGCGGAGCCAAGATTCGACACTTTAAAGCTCGTAGCGGATCCTGGGACGGCAGTGTAGGGAGATCTGGTTCCAAGTATATCACCAACAGAGCCTAAGGCCCTGCTTTCAGTTGACAGTGGTTCTGCCTTGGCAATTGCTGGTACATGGAAGGTGATGTCATAGTCCACCCATATCTCTCCTACGTCCCCGGTTTCAAATGGGACCTCTGTTGTTGCTACGAAACATGTTCCTGAGTCTGTCAATCGAAGGTTGCCAGTATAAGCACCACGAGTCGGAACTCGGACGAATAAATGACTATCTCTCGACATTTCAGAAGGATTACTCCTTACAGTAACGTCGGACCACACTGGCGTACGCATTGCTCCAGATGAATTTAACATCTCTGCCTTGTTAATGGGACACACATCATTCGGATCATAATCGATCATTAATGCGGCAGTGCCAGGGGTAAAGGTGGATGTGAATGGTTCATACTTAAAGTCAATGCGTGTTGGATGCCACCTTTCATAATTCTGGGCTATCTGAGAAAGCCATGGAAAGGTAGAGGAGTCTCCCGGTTGTAGCGGGAAAACTCCTAAGGTAGTAAAATCCTCTGTGGTGCCGATGTTCCTGATGAACTCTCGGTGTTGTACTCGAACGCTACCTCGGGACAAGTTAGTAATGCGGGCTTCGTTTCGCCCGCCGACTAGTCCTGTTGAGATAGGCGCTCTCCTCCGTGTGGAGGTGGTTTGGTTGTTACGGTTATTTCTTCGGGCGCTACCGTTGCGCCTCTGGTTTGTGTTATTAGTAAAGCGGTTCTTAGGGAGAGGCGTGCTTCAACGCTCATCTCCTGCATCACCCGACAGTTCTCACCTATCACTCAGTCATCCCGAGTCCGGCACGAGAGCTGACAACATGTGGTAAATACCACTCCGGTTGAACCTCCAAAGCGCCACCTGTAGACCTAAGGGTTGAAATTGGTCTTAAAGTGTCGTAGATCAGTTGGAGCCGCGGGGTTTGACCCCGCTGATAGCGCGCACGACTATGGTGCACGTCTTCCGTTGTTTAGGCTGGTTTGAAGAATGGCTCTCAGGCCATTCGCACATCGTTGGTGAACGACAAGCCCGATATTATTTTGGTGCGCTCAATCGGGATTTGCGCGTGAACACGTTGACACCACATCAACGACCAAGCATGTGAGTCGTATATCACGATTACTTGGTTATGTTCTTCTGCTCTGGTGGACAGAGGTATTGGATTGGATCTAAGTGCTTGATTAGGCCATTGACTGGTGGGGAGTAGATGGGATCAGGGAGATTCGCGTAGTAATTCTCAACCATGATCTGTTCTGATGGGGATATATTAAACGCAAAGTAAAAGGAAATGCGTTCTTCCATTGTTGAAGCACGTCGTTTGTGCTCCATACCATCCACTAGTTCTTGTCGAAACTTGTAGTAACATGAACCCATTTCTGGAATCCAAGGTGTTGCTCCAGTTCCAACCCAGTCGTAAAATGACTGAAAGATTGGTAGCCCAGAGGACATGGCTGCGCCGCATCCAGCTACTGAGCCCAGCCACTTCCTGTACACCTTCTTTGAACCTAGCTTCTTAGTAGAAACCAAATCTGAGTATAGGCGATTAGTGGGGCGGGGTACGAGTCGATACCCGAGAACGCTGTCGTAAACGGGGTGTGCTTGACAGAACTCAACACTTTCCAGTGTATCATATATTCCATCATAACACATAGTAATTCCAACTCGAAGAAACCATTCTTCTAATCCAAGCTGAAAGCCCTTTAAGGACTTCCTATCCATGATGATTACGCAATCATCACCATCATTTAGTAGTGAAATTCGACCAAGCAAACCTTTACTTTCGAAGTAGGCGTACATTAGTCCACACATGATGGTAACATTTCCCAGGCTGGTGTTCATGTCTCCTGACATGCGACACCCATTTACCTTATAGTCAATCTTACCTTCAATCCCGACGTAACGGCCGGTATTGATGCGCTGTTTGCTTAGTAACATTTCAGAGATGGCAAGCCCTCACCGGAGCTTTTGTGCACCACATCTTGTAAATCTGATGTTCAAACTCTAAAAGATCTGAGTTGATGTGCTGGTCAAACCGACTTGCGTCAAGTCCAACTGCTATGGGATTGTCATACTTATCCCACATCTCTGCTATAGCTACGCCACGCGTATTCATGTTCATTCCTTTGGCAACGGTTTTCGTGTCGCCCGATGGATCGAATATTTTGTCAATTGATTCAAACACTCTATGTTCAAGAGGCTTGATGTAACGCCCCAACTGGACATTAAAGCGCGCGGACCGTGGTTGAATTGCTCGGGGTGCTCCTCCCGGCTTACGATATTCATCCTTGGTAAACGTCTTCACACGACAGTCACGAACCTCGAGGGGTCTATCCTCTAAGCTCACTGCAGCAGCCTCGTACACAGCACGCTTGGCCCCACCGTAAGAATCAACGAATTGCTTCGTGCTTAACGGGCTGACCAGCTCTTCACTGGATGCGATGGTTGTCATTTTACTACTGAAGTTTTGTAACTGCTCTCTCACGTAAGCTCGACCCTTTGCCTGGGCCTCTTCCAAAGTCGCTGACTCTACTTTATAATAATCAGCGGGTTTTGGCGCTCTTTTAAAGCCTCCTTCTTTCGATTTCACAAAGAAGACTCTTTCTAGTACTGCATGAGAGACACTTTTGATGTCATTGTTGGGCATATCCCAGTCGGGACCATTCTGCACATTGACGGTGCAAAATTCCCGGGGGCTTTTAACCCCTAAAGCCTGTCTAGGTCTTGAAACACGGAATTCCTCATTCGGCATCGTATTCACTTCCAAGTCAACTTGATTCTGACTTATGGAGGACTCCGATACCGATCCGTGTTCAATTCCCAGACGGCCCTAACATCTGGTGGGTGCTCGGGCGAGTTTAGCCCGAGCACCCCGGAGGACGGTTAATGAATCACGCGAATAGAGATCAGCCACGTCAGCCTCATCTGCCGACATTAACCAAAACATCTTTTCCGCATGCATCACAACAAGCAAAGCGTCGCGGCTCCTGAGAGCTCGCCACAACTTGTTACCATCCTTCCTCGCTGCTTCCACCTTACGCACAGTATCGGCCCTAATCAATTCCTGGTTATCACCATCATCAATCAATAGTCCGTGTCTGAGCTTGAGTTCGGAAGCAATGTCCCCAGCCAAAACTGGGATCCTAGCTACATGCCCCTTGTGTTTCGGGGTTCGCTTCACACTCACAGAAACGATGCCAGCAGCCTGGACGACGGGAACAGTTTCCCCGTCTTCTTTCACTATATCATCAAGAGGCTCTGCCACCAAATCTCCATTTAGCACAGCTTCTACCGTTTGTGTTTCCACGGTACGATAATTGTATCCGATGTGTCCCGCCGCAAATCGCGGGACCACACCGAGCAAACCCAGGGCGAAGGAAGTGAAATCTCCACCCAACAATGCAGGAACCTCTACAGATGACCAATCTGAAAGTTCCTGCCTGGCACGCGCGATCAAAGTTAACTCACTGCTTCTGACTAATCCGGTTACGTTCTTGTCAGCGGTCACGACTTCATCGACCACAGCATCAGCTGCAGTCTCCGTCCCACCACCAACATTCCCGACCTTCAAAAAGTCTTCCACAGCAAGCGCCCTCTTCTGGCGACGTGCCGCTCGCGTAAACGCGAGGTGCGATGCCGTGTAACCTAACACGACATAGCCTACTGCCTCATTC